CCCCACCACTTCGGTAAGCCGGTCGCCGGCCATATTGATCGCGTCGCCCGTGCTCGTCCCGGGCTGAAGACGGACCAGCGTTCTCCAAGCGGCACTCACTTCGCTATTCGGACGACTCCGGAACTCTGTAGTTTGGATAGGGAAGCGCCGCCCGATCTCGTCAGTGCCAGGGTTCGCTACAGATCCGGACCCGACCGCGTTCGGACCTTGGTCGGGTTTCAGTTCAACAACCTGTGGCCCTGCAGGCGACGGGCCTGTGGCCGGGGGTGCCACGTCGAGCGGCCGACCGGCGGCAGCGTCCTCGATCATCGCCTTGCCGCGGCTGATGGCGTCATCCGGAATCGCGCTCGCCTGGTCCTCCGGGGTCAGCGGCGCCATGCGTGGCGTCGGTTCGGTTGAAGGCGGCGGGGCGTCCACCTCTTCGCCGATCACCTGGCCGGCAGAGACCGCGTCCTCTGGCACGCCAATATCCGGTGCCGGCGCGGCGGCGGGCTCTTCTCCGGGTGCGGCCTGCTCCGCATCGGTTTCTTGTCCCATACGCGCGCGTCGCGCACCGGGGACGATCATGCCCAACACCGTCTGCATCAGGGCACCGGTCGTGAAGCCGATGCCGGCGGCCTCTCCCGCGCCAGAGAACGTGTCCCGCTCCGGATCGTAGGCGACGAGATCGGACGCCACGAGGTTCGACATGATCGTGGTGGCCGCTTCCTGGATCGCCTCTTCGGTGCCCTGCTTGATCGCGTCTATCAGCAGCCGCTTCACGCCGCCGCCCGTCACCCGATCCAGGCGATCGAGCATGCTGGTGATCGGCACCGCCTCGGTCGTACCGATCATGGCGCCCAGGTTGGCGGCCCTGAACGCATCCTGCAGGGACGCGTCGCTCTCCAGGGCGTCGCGAAACTGCTGGGACGACTGGGCCGCTGCACCGACCGTGGCGACGGATCCGCCGGCACTCGCGCCGACACCGCGTGCGGTGAACGCCGCCGCCAGGAAGCCCGTCATCGAGCCAAGGGCGTTCGGGATCTTCGATGCCAGCCACTCCTCGGCGTATTCCGGGTTGACCGGCAGGAGGGGCTTGATCGCCCCCCGGATGGCATCGCCAGCCTTATAGAGACCACTCTGTCTCGGGTCGGCCGGCGTGGCGAACCGCTCGCGGAGCTCCGCCCGGCCCTCCGCGTCCGACTGGAGGTAGTTGTTGATCACGCCCTCGCGCAGCGTCTTACCGATCCCGACGGGTTCGTCCGGCGGTTCCGGGTTCTCCCGGTCGATCCGGTCGAACTCGCTGATGATCCCCGGCCCGATCTCGTCCAGTAGGCGCTGCTCGTTCTGCGCCCGAGTGATCGCGATGGATTCGGGGATGCTGGCGACCACCTCGCCGGCGCCGCGGCCGAACTGGGAAACACCGGTGCGCAGGCGCCCGACGGTCGGGTCATCACCTTCTTCGAGGCGCGAAACGCCGGACAAGTCGTCCATGCCGGCGCGCCTGGCAAAGAACTCATCGTCTGACAGCAGGGCCGCCCCAGTGCTCGCGGGTTGCACTGCGCCAAAGAACTGCTCGTCCGTCATCAATTTGTCGAGCGACACCGTGGCTTCCTCAGTTCACCTGCCGCCAGCCGCTGCCCGTCCACTCAGCGGTCACGCCCGCTCCGTTGGAATAGACTTGGCCGACCTTGCGTTCGCTGGGATCACGCGGCGCGACAGGCGCGGCATCCTTGGCAGGCTTCACCACCGTCTCCCCGGGCAAGCCCAGGCGGCGCCGCGCTTCCGCCATCCGGCGATCGACCTCGGCGGCAACCCGTTGCTCTCGGGTATCGCCCGCGCCATACGCGCCGTCGGACGTCCACGACGCCGCATCGCCGGCTTCCGCCTCGGCGTTGACCGCCTCCTCAAGCTGCGCGCGCAAACCCCGCTCGATCTCGGCAGCAAGCGCCGCCGTCATCGGTACCTGGTAGGCTCGCAGGCGCTCGGCATAGCGCTCATAGTCGACAGTCTTGATACCGGCCCGGTCTTCCGTCGTCGCGTCCTTCAGGGCCCGCGCGATGTTCGCGCTGTGATCCTTGGCCGCTGGCGGCTTCGTCGGCGCGCGCAGCGGCTTCCCAGACTTGTCCAGGACCACCTGGGCACGACCGCCGCCACGGGGCTGGGTGTAGTAGAAGCCGTCCTCGCCGACGAAACGGTCGACCGGCTGGCTTTCGGTGGTCGTGGTGCGGTTCTTATCACCCTCATCGGACCTGTGAGTCCGGTCCTTCTCGGCCTCCTCCGACCTGAACGTGCGGCTCTTGTCCGCCTCATCGGACGCGTGGCCCAGCCGCTCAGACTGCATCTCGCGTTGGAGGGCGCGGGTCGCGTCCGCGTTGTCCCGGGTGGCCTGCCGGTTCAGTTCGTTCTGCTCGCCCTGGAAGGTGCGTTGGGCTTCGTCGCGCTCGACCTGACGGGCGTGGCGCAGTTCGTCCCGCATCGCCTCGAAGTCACGGCGCGCTTCCTCGACCATGGCATCGCCGGCGCCGACATCTGCGCCTGCCAGTGCGTATCCCGCCAGTCCAACCATCAGGCGCCTCCCTGCATCTGGTCGAGGCCGGGCAGAAGCTCGTCGAGCCGTCCGGCACGATCGGCGGCGGCCAGGGCCTGCATGTCTTCCTTGGCGGCGTCCGTGTTCAGCGTGCCCTCGGACTGGCTGATCTCGCGGTAGAGATCCGCAGCGCGGTACATCGCGCCTTGGACTTCTTCCTCCGAGAGTTCGGCGATCCCCGCCGCTTCCTGCACATCGGCCAACGCCTCGACCACCTGGACGCCGCCGTGCAACAGCACATCGCCGCTGATCTCCACGCCATTCTCCCGCGCGCTGTCGACCACGCGCTTGGCGATCATGACGGCGGTGTTCGCCAGCCCCTCCTGCGGCCGACCATTGCCTGCCAGCGTCTTCAGCAGGCCCTGGCGGGTCTTGTCGCTGGAGATGATGCGCAACGCGTTGCCTACGAACTGGTCGTACTGCGCCTGCTCTTCCGGGGTGACGTTGCTTTCCTGGTCCGTGGACCGGGCCTCGGCGCTCTGCGTCTCGCCCATCCGCCCATCGGCGGGACCCGACATCTGGGCTTTGGGCATCAATCCGGCCATCGTGGATCCTCCTCTATCCCATCCGCACCAGTTCCATCCGGCCCGTCTCGCGGTTGTAGACGTATCGCAGGAACGGTCTGCCCTGCGGCGCTTCGACGGTCGCGGGGTACTTCTCGCTCGGCGAGGGGTTGCCGCTGGCGTCGTAGGCAGCTTCCGCCGGCCGCTCGTCGGGCATCAGTCCGCGCCCGCTGGTGCGGTAGTTGGCCTGGGTTTGCTTGCGGCGCCTTTCCGCCGCCTCGATCTGCGCCTTGTCCCCCATGCCGGCGAGCAGGCCTCGGCCGACACCAGCGACCACGCCGCCAACGAGATTCTGGTTCCGCTCCAGCCAACCTCCGTTGTCGAAGATGCCCGCGCCCGAAGAGGCCGGCGCGCTCGTGGTCTGGGCGATGCTCGGCCCAACACCACCAATGCCGGGCTCTCCAGTCACGCTCGGGGCCGTGAGCGTCTCCATGGTTGGTGTCGGCGCAGTTGCCGCGCTGCCCGACGGAGCGGTCGACGATGGCGCGAGCGGATCCGGGTTCAACCCGATTGCACCTGTGACGCCGCCGGTGACTGCTCCGCCCGCCGCACCGAGGAGGGCGCCGTCCGCGACGTCCCCGCCTGTCAGGGCGCTTGTGGCCGCACCTATCGCGGCTCCGTATCCGGCCTGGGTGACGGCTCCGGTGAGAACGTTGCTGAGCGTCGATCCCTGTGTGAGCCCGAGTGTGCTGCTGAGACCGCCTGCCACCGAGCCCCAGCCTGCGGTGACCCCGAGTGCGGAACCCGCAGTGAAGAGGACCGCGGCGCCAGCGAGTGCGATCGGCGCGACCTTCGCGACCGTCTTGACCACCTTCTTGAAGGTCTTCTTGACCCCCTTGACGACGCCACTCATGGGCCGGTCCTCCTCTCGTAGATCACGCCGGATCGCTGGAAACCGCGCTTCTCGAACAGCCGCTCGGCCGCCGAGTAGTCGCCGACGATGTGAGTGGCCGTCGGGGTGATCAGGCGGATTTTCGGGACGCTGGCCGCCCATTTGAGCCACGCATCGAAAAGCGAGATCATGTCCCGAGGAGACGCGCGGTCGGTCCCGTAGTAATGGACGTCGATCGCTCGCAGTGCGGACCCGACGACGTAGATCCGGTCCAAGAGGCCGACCAGCAGCCCCTCGACCTTTCCGTCGGTCTCCGCCACACCGACCCAGGTGCCGCCTTCATTCGGGCTCCTGTGGCGCTGCACCGCGCCCATCAGGTAGGACTGCGCTTCTTTCCGATCGATCCCGCCGAGGTCCTGGTAGATGCTCTTGGCGTAAGCATCCTCAAGGACAGCGATCATCGCCGGGATGTCCACGAATTTGGCGTCTCTGATCATGTCAGCCCTCAGTTATGGTCGAACCGTTCCAGACGAGATCGACGCCATAGGTCTGCTCGATCAGTTCGATGCCGTTCAGCAGCACGTTCTCGACGTGCACAAGCTCGTCGTCCCGCTGTTCGGACGGCAGGTCTGGGTTGTTGAGGATGGCGGTGTACATGGTGGTGTAGTTCTGCTGCACAGCCGCCACCATCGCCCCGATCTTCTCGCGATCGGACGCGCCAACCTGGAGATTCGCGATTGCGGTCCGCGTGTCAGCGTCGAGCTGTGCGATCCAATGGTCGCTGGCGATGTCGTTGTTCTGGAGCGCCAACTGCAGGTCGTTGTCAGACAACTTCAGCCATTGCTGTAGCTCGATGTCGTTCGCCTGCAGGCTCTGCTCGTGGCCGATCTGCTGGCCTTGCATGAACTGTTGGTTTGAGATGTCGTTCGCCTGCAGGCTCTGCTCGTGGCCGATCTGCTGGCCTTGCTGATACTCCGTGCTCGCTACCTGACCTTCCTGCAGGGCGAGCGGGACAGCAGCGTCGATCATCGCGGCTTCGCCGGCCTTGGCCGCCATCGTTGAATTGAGCAGACCGCGACGGTTCGCAGCCATCATTCCGCGGGCCCTGGCACCCTGCATCAGGGGGCTGTCGGACGACAGAATTGCGTTCAGCCGATCCGTGGTGGTCGACGTTGTTCCGTCCCCTGGCGAGGACGGATTCAGGCCCGTGAATGACGCGCCTCCGGGCAGTGGATTGCTCTGGGCGATGTGGTCGGCAAAACCCTTACCGCCTGGCGAATTCCACGCGTGCGCCATGTCGCCACGGTATTCTTCCAGGCTTTGACCGGCGTCACTCGCTGCCTGCTCGACCGTCGCCAGATCCTGGTGCCCGGTGCCGCTCTCGTCGAGCATAGAAGCGTAGTCGTTGTACTCCTGCTCATTGGTGAAGTTGATCTTCACGCCGGAGTCGAGAACGACCTCCCTGGAGAAAAACTCTTGCGCTCCCGTATCGTCGTTGAACTGCGGCCCGTCGCCAGCAAGGGCAGTCGGCATGAGTCCGCGCCCGCCGGGCCCCGGACCGACCGTCGGTTCACCGACGCCGGCCGTTGAAGTGTTCGCCGGGGCCAGACCGTCGACGGACACATCGGGGATTGAGCCGCTGGCCAGGTCAGCAAGATCGGAGAGCCCGAAGGAAACCGATGGCTGACCGGTCACCGCGTTGCCGAGGTTCGCCGCCGTCGTGATCGCACCGAAGCCGGGAACCGCGAAACCTGCCAGGGTGGCAAGCGCGCGGGTGAGACCCAAGACATTCGGGTTCTCTGCAACAAAGCCCGGAAGCGTCGCCCGGTTCATCGCCCTCTGCTGTGGCGTCGGATTGTGGGCGTGGCGCGCCTGGGCATAGGCATCCACCACATCGGCGATCGACATGTCCGGGTTCTGGTTCTGCGTGTTGTGCGCCTGGCTGCGATTCAGGCCGTAGGAACGCGCGGCGGTCTGCTGGCCCTTCGACAGCGTGGTCTCGAACGAGAAGTCCTGCGCACCACCACCGTGGCCGCCCGCCTCGCCGTCCGAGGGATTGTCGGCTGCGTTGGAGTTGTCGGACTGTTCGCCGGCCGAAGCCACGGCACCAGAGCGGCCGGACGGGCTCTCGGCGCGCCCCATGCTGGCCTCGGCGTCGTTGCCGCCCGGATCACTGCCTCCATGGCCAGCGGACTCGCCATCGGCCCCCATACCGTTGGGCCCGTCACCCTCGGAGAAGAATTCCTCAAGGCCGGTGATCCTGTGGTTCGGCCCGGCCGTGTCAGCCACGACATAGCGATCCGGATCAAGACCCGCATCCACGAACATCTGCCGGATCGTCGGCATCAGGTCCGGGAACTGATCCTGCACCGCAAGCGGAATGATGATCTCGCCGGGCGCGACGTGGGCGATCTCCTCGTCTTCGTACCGGCCGGCCTGCTTCATGATCTCGGCGGCCTGCCGGATCACCTCGGGCGGCGGCTGATCGTCGTTGGCCGAGCGCGCGGGCGCGAGCCCTCGTTGCTGCGCGCCGGCGCCCGAACGCTTGGATCGCTTCGCCGCAGCCTTCGTCATTCCCGAACCGGCGGGCATCAGACCGTGCATGTCATAGACCTCCCACCACAGTTCGGATCTCCCTCAGACCCTGTTCCAGACGCTCGATGTCCCGGCGCAGGTCCGCCTCCAGCTTGGCGGCGTCGGTCCTCTGAAAACCCAGGCGGATCAGCCCATCCAGATCCTCGCGGAGTGCGACTTGGTCGGCTTCGACGCGGCTTAGCCTGGGCTCGATGCCGACCAGCAGCGCGGTCTGCATCTTCACCTGACCCTCACGAAGCTCGATCAGTTGCACCGCCACGTAGGTGACCAGCGCCAGGGCGATCGGCGGCCCGAAGACGGACATCAGGCGGGCGACCAGGATCACCCATGCGTTCTCGGCAACCCGCTTCAGCTGCTCCGTCATGTCGGCCACCCGGTGTTGATCGTCGCCTGGATCGCGTTGATGTCTGCCACGGTCGTTGCCAGGTCCAACTGTTGGTTCAGAACCGCATCGCGGGCCCAAAGCTGCTCGGTGTAGGCCGTCACCCCGTCCACCAACGTCGTAGCGATCGCCAGCGTCGCCTCGATGTAGACACCCGATTTGGTGGCGATCTGCTGAACTGGATCGACCTCGCCGGCGTCTGTACGGGCCTGCAGGCGGTCGCGCAGCCGAACCAGATCGCCCTGCGCATCCCGATCGGTCTGGATCGCCGCATTCAGGATCACGGTGCTGGAGTTGCTGTACTGGTTGAACAGCACCGTGACCTCTGCGCGGACTTCTTCGCGGCGTTCGCTCACGGTTTTTGCGGGCATTTCCCATTGGCCGGTCTGGCTGTTCCAGCGCGCCGGGTGATGCGTCGAGGAATCAACCGCCGGCGGATCGCCGACATCCACCCAGCCAGCCGCGGCGCCGATCAGAGGGAACCACTGCTCTGGGTCTGTGTAGTTGAACCCGTTGTGCCGAAACCCCCAAGGGAGGCTTACCACCGGCTCCGCTTTCTTCAGCGAATACATCCACGGCCTCCTAGCTGGGGGGTGAAATCGTCTGGCCGATCTTGAACTGGAACAGGTTGTAGATCGCCGCACACGTCACGTAGGCATTCAGTCCGTCAGGGCTGATGAAGAGGCCGGTGGGGCTGCCGATGACGGGAGATGTCCTGGCGGTCGTGAACTCGTGGACGGGGGTTGTGTTGATCGTCGACAAGTCGAAGGCGGTCGAGAGCGAGAACTGGTCGATGTTGTCGTCGTTGTAGTTCAGGCCGAACAGCTTCGTTCCGGTTGGGTCGTAACCGCCCATGCCGCGGTAGTCGCCGAGCGTCCCGGTCGTGTGCTCGGCGGTGCCGGCGGAGGAGACGTCATAGGCGGTGGACAGGGGGTACTGGCCAATGGTGCCGGTCGCGCTGCTGTCGCCAACCACCAGCTTGGTTCCGGCGTTGGCGAAGCGGGCCGACTGGCAGTTGTGTTTGGTGACGGTAGCGCCGGCAGACGCGGTCGTCAGATCCCAGGCGGTCGAACAGGTGTAGTGACGCCAGATGAAGTCGTTGTGCGAGATGATGAAGAACTTCGTGCCGTCGGGGCTGAAGTCGACGCATGACGGCGTCGTGCCGGCCACGCTGGTGGCATGGACGTAGGTCGCCGTCGAGATGTCCCAGGCGGTGGACAGATCGTAGCGGTAGAGGGTTCCGGTCGACCTCAGAAGGAACAGCTTTGTGCCATCGGGCGAGAAGCACAGGTCGTTGGCCGAGTTGCTGGAGATCTGGGCGGAGAAGTCGTAGAGCTGGTGGTAGCGGGGGAGCTGGAGGGACTCCACGGTCCAGGCCCATTCAACAGAGTCTGATCCGATCGCCGGGTCGCCCAGGTGAGGAATGGCGTTGGTTTGTGCTCCGATCCCGCGCGTCATCAGCCGATCACCGTCCAGTGCATCACCACGTCGAGATCGTTGGCCGCGCTTGCTTGAATCGTCAGCGCCTGGTCTTCGTGCAGCACGAACTTGTTGCGGTCATCGATCACGATCTGACCGCCGGCGGCGGCAATCGACATATCGAGGGGGCACATGTTGCCAATCACGGTGCCGGCAACCACATCGGCGCCGATCAGAGCCTCGTTGCGCCCGGTGTTGCTGTTCATGCCGGTGCCGTCTTCGCTTCGCACCTGCACCCGCGCCGTCACTGCGGCCGATCCATCGACGTTGTTGAGCGCCAGATAGTCGATCCGGACTTTCTTGCCGCTGCTGGCCCTGTTCGCCAGCACGTTTTCGTCCGTCGCAGCCGTGGTGATCGGCACGATGGTCGAGTACGTCTGAAGCGGCGTCGCAAGGTTCAGAGTAGGTTCAGCCATGGCCGGTCACCCGAACAGCAGTTGATAGGAGAAGAAGGTGTTCGTGGTGTCGATGCCCGCGCCGGATACAGCCGCCGCGCTGGCCGCTGCTGCCGATGCCGACGTCGCTGCGGCGTTCTCGCTGGTCAGGGCCGCGGCGGCTGAAGCGGCCGCGGCTGCCAGATCGCCACCCGGTGGGCTGACCAGTTGGAAGTTCGTCCCGTCATGTCTGAGGTCGACAACCGCACCGGCCGGGAGATCTCCAGCGGCCAGGTCCGCGCCGTCCTAACGCTTGATTGCGACCGCGCCGAGGGCGTTGGCGTTGACCGTCGATGCCCCGGTGTTGGTCGCCGCGACCTTGGCCGAGATCCGGAGGCCGGCAACATACGACGCCGGCGATGTCGCGAGCGTGACCACCAGCGCGTTGGCGGCACCGGTATCAACCGCGTAGTTCACCCGGTCCTGGTGCAGCTCGTCCTTCCCCGGCAGCCGGTCGAACCCGGTGTCGACCGCCTGGGAGAGGTTCTTCACATCCGTCGCGCGGGCGAGGACGTTGCCCTCCGGCGCGGTGTAGTCGGTCCCGTCGGTGAAGTAGTCGTTGCTCATCGCTACCCCCTCCGGCCCAGGGACGCGAAGATGGTCGCGCCGTGCAGCACGTGCGGCTCCTCGTAGGTCGAGGAGTGAATGATCGCGAGGCCCACGTTGTCGCCGAGGCCATCAATGAAGGCTTCCGCCGTGCCTTCCGCGGCGGCCGACCAGTAGAACTCGCCGTAGTTGGATTCGTTCCAGAACCCGCCGCCGCCGCTCACATCGAGCGACACCAGTGCGGGCGTCGGGTTGTCCTGGTCCGCATATGAAAGCTCGGCCGTCAGCTTCAGGGTGGTCGGCCCGGCGCAGTCGACCTCGAGCATGGCCCGGTGCAGCCGCTTCTGGATGCCGACGGAACCGAGATGGTTGAACGCGAGGCGGCAGAACGCGTTCACGGGCTGGCCGTCGAAGCTCGTGCCCACGTCCAACTGATAGACCATACCGCTCGAGTCGCCGAAGAACAGGACCTCGTTGCCGGTCGCGTCCTCGCCGGAGATCGCCCATTCGACGACCACGCCGAGATCGAACGGCATGATCTCCGGCTGGCGCCGCCCGAAATACACGCAGAGGCCGGACCCGTCGGAGAAGAACAGGCGATAATGGCTGCTTACCCGAGAGCGCAGGGAGGCTTTCACCGTGACGCCTGCCTGACGCTTCTTGCGGATCCACGGTTCCACCAGTCGGGAGATCGAGCCCATGGTGAAGTTGCCGTAGCGCTCGGTCGTGGACAGGCTTCGGATGCCCCGGTTGTCGACGTAGAGCGGCGTCCCGATCAGTTGCACGCTCCCGGGCTCGGCGCCGGACTCGCTGCTGAACCGCTTGAGCACGAAGTTGTTGGTGTCGTCGCCATAGAGGACGCTGATGCGAGTGCGGCCGAAGACGACCATCGCGCTTTCGAGCACATCCAGGAGGCCGGTGCAGTCGGTTCCCAGTCCGATCTCGTCGGCACCGGTGACCGGGTTCCAGATGTAGGGCGCACCGATCGACGAGTTCTGGAGGCTGCCGCCCGGGAAGGTGAGGAAGAGGTGGTTGCTGAACGCCTCGATCCGGTTCGGCGTGTCCATGGTCATCCCGGTGATGATCGGGACCAAGGTCTGGCCGTCCCATTCCTGGGCAGTGCCGACACCGTTGACGAAGTAGGCACGGGTCAGGTTGGCCGCGCCGAAGAAATTCTCGATCACAGCCTCGTAGTTGCCGCCGGCCGGCAGTGTGATCTGGGCGGAATTGCCGGCGATCGTCGCGAGGTTCAGCGAGGCACCGACATCAAGGTTCTCTGCTACGAACGTGCCGGACTGCGAGGAGACGATCAGGCGACCGACTGCGGTGCCCGCCGCCCAGGTCCCGGAGAGCAGCACCACGCGATCGACAGTCGCGGTGGCACCGCTCGTCGCCCCGGTGATCGTGTCGCCTTCCTGGATCTCCGTGGCCCCGCCCGAGGTGAAGTCGAGCGACCTTCCAAGCGTCTGCAGTGCCCAACCGGATGACGTGGCCTTGAAGATCTGGCCCGCGGTTCCCCCGGCATTGTCGCGGAACACGTAGAGGACGCCGTCCAGGATCAGGCCGCCCCGAGTTGGCCCGGAGCCGGTCGGTGCAGCGATCAGCGCCCGTGCGGTCTCGATCGCGTCCCGCAGCCAGGTTGTGTCCTCCGTGTCGTTGTCCGCCCCCCGCCACGATGCCGTGCCGTTGGCCATCGCACGGGTGACGCTCGACACCTGCAGGTTTTCATTGTCCTGGAATGTGCCAGTCACGTTGGTCAGCACCAGGTGGCCAGCGGCGTCGCTGCCACCATAGGAACCCGACGACACGACGCCAGCGATCAGCGCCTTACCTGTTGCGCCGCTCGTCGCCCCGGTGACGATGTCCCCCTCGGCGATCGCGACGGTACCGGCGTCGAAGTTCAGGACGTAGTACGACGCCTGCGACGGGCGGGGCTGGCCGTCGTAGCGCTCGAAGCCACGCTCGCGCCCATAACCGCGTTCGACCGGCACATAGTTCAGGCTGGCAATCGCGTGGCCGGACGGCGTGCGGATCGCCGGGTTGACGAGATCCAGGCCGCCGACCAGCGGGAAATGGAGGGGCTGCATCCTCATGCCATCTTCGCCCCCCGGCGGGTGATGCGCGGCAGTTGCGTGCGGACCATCTGGCGATGGATCCCATCCCACCGACGCCGACCGGGCAGAAGCGCAGGCGCGCCCCGTTCGTCGTGCTCGGCCAGGTACTCAAGCGCGTAGGCTTCGATCCCGTCGTGGAACTGCGCCGGGCAGATCGGGACGTCGTCATCCTCCGTCAGGATCTGGGGTGTCCGGATGTGCTCGCCGGTGATCGTGTAGGCGACATCCGGCGCCGGTCCGATGCAGAGCGCGTTCGTAGGACTGACCGACCAGTGGTGCGGGGTGTTGTTCGCCTGCTCGCCTCGACGGTACCGACGCTTGAACACATCCCAAGGGAGGAACGACAACGCCCGCTCATCGGCGACGCCCGTGGCAATCGGATAGACGGTCAGTGCGTCCGGCTCGCCTTCCCCGTTCGGCCACTCAGCGAAGTCCGACAGGGACAGGGAGCCAGCCGTGTACTCGCCGTTGCCGATGGTCAGCGACCCCGTGAACTCCACACGCAGGAACAGCCACGTGGAGTGCATTCCCTGGATGGCCGTCCACGCGTTCCGAACCCAGGAGACGACCTTGGCGTTGCGGCCGGTCTGGCCCAACACCGACGGCGGCTGGGTCTCGAAGTTCGTGGTCGTCCCGCTTTCACGGTGGACGGCCCGGCACATCTCCAGGAAGGTCGCCAACGCCGCCTCCGATCACGCAGCGGCGGTGCCGAAGTAGGAGACCGGGTAGGACGGCACTTCCTCGCCCTCGTCCACGCCTCCGAGTTCGTCTTCGAGCGGGTTGTAGACGACGGTCACCGCGTCCTGCAGCACCCAGGCGAACTTGGCCTTGACCTTGACCGCCTTGCCCCGGGGAACGTCGATGCGCACGCCGTTGTGCATCACCTGCACCGGCATCTGGCCGAACTTCCCCTTCTCCTTGGCGACCATGATGGTCACCAGTTCGTTGGGGTCGGCGCCGTCGGTGACGTCATCGTCCCGCCTGCGATCGTGCGTCACGGGCCCACGGGTTTCCTTGACCTCCTGCGGACCGCCGAGCTTCGGGTCCACCTCGATCTCGCGATCCTCGTCGAAACCGGCGATATCGAGCGTGGCCATGAGCTTCGCGCGGCTCGGCGTGCCCTCGACCGGGAAGTTGAGCGTGTCGCGGATGTAGGCGATCAGCTGGGCGTCCGACGCATCGGACACCGGGATCAGAGTCGGCGACTTCTTGGGCATGGGCTCCTCCATCAGGACTCGGTGACCGTCAGGGCGACGCCCTGCAACGCGATGTCCGTGGACGCCGCGGTCGTGCCGGTCAGCAGCAGGTAGAAGGTCTCGTCAGCGGCCACGACTTCCGTCAGGCCGGTGACGGCGGAGTTGGCGGAGGTGATGGCCGTATCCGCCGTGACGCTGATCTGCGTCATGGTGTTGATGCTGGCGTCGGCGACGTCAGCGGCGGCGGCGGTCAGTTTCCGCAGATCCGCATCCAGGGTAACAGCACCGCCGGCGGACTCGATCTGGCCGATCAGGTGGAAGCCGGTGATCGTGTCGCCGACCTTCAGCCCCGGAACCGGGACAACCAGAGTGGACCCGGTCTGACTCGCCGGCAGGGTTGCCAGCAGCCCGGTATTGACGGCCCCACCCCCGACCGCCCAACCGGCTGTCGCTCCGGCTTTGCCGTCGGTGTTCAGGATCCGCGTGCGGCCGGTGCGCGTGAACGTGCCGGCGCCGAAGTTCAGGTTGGCCGACGCATCGAGCACCAGCGCCTTACTCGCCGCCGCCGTGCCCGCCGTGATGCCGTCGAGCCAGCTAAGCTCGGCCGTCGAGAGCGCGCCGATATGAACGCCCATCTCGTGCAGGGCGTCGCCGATCGCCTTGAAGTTGCCTTGGCGCGCCAGGTTGGCGAGCCGCTTCAGGCGTTCCAGCGAAAAGAGGGAGGTGGTCATGGATCAGGTCTCCTAGAAAGAGGGCAGGGCGACCGATCAGCCGCCCCGCCGGTTCATCACCACACAGCCTCGCGCTGGGTATTGCCGGCGACCTCGGGCTCGATCGCGATCGGGTCGCTGGCCATGGCCTCCCAGAACAGCAGCTTGCCGTCCTCGCTGACCGTTGAGCCGATCGTGAAACCCGGGGGGTATCGGTTATCGGCGTCGCCGCGATAGGCCGTGATGGCCGCGTTCCCGGTGGCGGCAGCAACCTCGGTGTCGTAGTCGACGCCTTTCTCGGCCTGGGCCGCGACGGCGAGATCGTTGTTGCCGCTGTCGTTGACCTCGGCGTTCTCACTACCGAAGGTGCCGACGATGGCCTTGGACTTGAAGACCAGCCATCCGGCCGCATCGCCACCGGCCCAGGAACCGCTGTCCAGGATGACCTGGTCCACAGTGCCGACGACGCCGGTGTTGGTGAGCCCGCGGATCTCGTCGCCCGCCTTGATGGCGACCGAACCAGAGGTGAAGGCGACCACCTCGTACATGATTCCCACGGTGACCTTGTCGCCGTCGGTCCAGTTGGTGATCTCCACCTTGTCCGGGATGAAGCCGATCGAGACGTTGAGTGCCGAACCGGTCCCGTGAATGAAACCACATGCAACAGGCATGATGTTCTTTCCTTCTGCTATGGCGCCGGCAGCCCGAAAGCCGCCGGCTGCCGGTTACGACAGGTCGGTCGCCGCGACTTCAAGCCGCGCCAGCCACAGTTCGTTGAGACGGATCGACGCGTACCAGAACTTGAAGCCGATGTAGCCGCGCTGACCCAGCGGGTCCGACTTCGAGGGGGTGTTCGGGCGGATGATGTACGGCTTCGCCGCATCCTTGCCGCGCAACGGGATGTGCCCGTAGGACGCGCGGCCCGGGATGATCATCGGGTAGATGTCGGCGTTGATCTGATTGGTCGACACCATGTCCGTGCCGGAGCCGTTGTAGGTCCCGCCCGCGCTGACGATCGGACCGAGGTCCGGGGACAGGATGAAGCGGAAGTGCTCCACCGCCCCAATCTCGTAGTCGTGCAGCTTCTGCTGCGAGCCGTACTTCGCGCACGGAACGAAGCCCGGGATCTCCCGGATGTCATGCTCCAGGTCGGTGTGCCCGAAGACCGGCCAGCACGCTTCGATCGGCGTGGTCTGGAAGTTCTTCGAGCCGTCGAGCATGCGGCTCATCTTCCGGGACTTCTGCGACTCCAGACCACGGACCACCGCGCGCAGCTTGGTCAGCGAGACCGGCGTGTTGACCTGGTTCCGGGCCGTACCATTGGCGTAGTGGACGTTCGTGCCGGCCTTCAGGACGCCGTTACAGATGGCCTCCTGGGTGCGGCCGACGTTCTCGCCGGCCTGCTCCGCCGCATCGGCGATGACATTGTTCTCGTGCAGGTCCTCGACCTTGTCGGTGACCTCGACGACCATGCCGTACTGCGCCAGGACCTGAGTGACGTCCTCATAGCGGAACGGGGTCGGCGCCGGAGTGATGCCTTCCTGCAGGGGAACCGTCACGGCCTGGAACGGCACCGGACGGCGGAAGCCGATGGTCTCGGTCTTGTTCTGCGGCATCGGCTTCATGTCGCCGAACTTGCCGAGAACGATGACCGGCATTGCATGTTCGAGGAGCTGGCGCACCGCGTACATGTTGGTGAGCGGCGTGTTGCTGCCGCCCGCGGTGTAGGATGTGACGTTCGACATCGTCAGGGTCCTTCAACGGACCCCGGCTAGCGCTACGCGGACGCTCTCTTGCGCTCCTGGCGCTCCAGGTAATCCCACGCTTCCTGCTCGCTGGCGTTCGGGCCTGGCGGGCCATCGGTGACCCGTGGGCCACCCGTACGCGGACCGGGAGCGGAGGATTCCATCTGGCGTGCGCGCTTTCCGTTGCCGGGGCGGTTTTCTCCGGTGCCCTGACCTTGATCGGTCGGGGCGGCTCCGGGCCCTGCTCCGGTTTCACCTGTGCGCTGGCGCTGACGATCTGCCTTGTAGAGGGTAAGGACGCGACTGGCGCCGGCGGGGTCGACGATGAACTGACCGTTCTTCGCGATGATCGCCCGAATATCCTCGGGCTGCTCTTGAACCCATGCCGCGTAGTCGGCCGATCCCACCACCTGGGCGAAGTCGGCGTGATCCTCGGCCAGCGATCTCTCGTTGGCCTCGACCTGCCGTTCCGCCTCGGCTTGGCTCAGACCTCCGACCGTGCCTCGCAGTTCTGCGATCTCTGCGTCACGGGCGGCGATTTCGGCCTGGAACCCTTCGGCGATCTCGGGAAAGTCGTCCTTGAGTCGCTTCCAATTGTCCGATGAAAAGCCCGCCGGTTTGTCGCCTGCCGCGCCCCCTTGGCCCGTCTGTCGCGGGGAGGTTCGGCCCTGCTGATTGGCTTGGCTCAACGCTCTGGACATCCGCTGGATCTTGGCGTCTTGGCCGCGAACCCGCTTCAGAAGATCGTCTCGTTCAGCGCGTAGGTGTTCCGGGGCATCAGCCCACGGGTCGGCTTGCTGTCCGTTCTGGTCCGAACCGCCAGTTCCTCCGCCATCACCATCGGACGCCTGGCCTTGGTCGTCCTGCTGGTCCGCGGCTGGGCCTCGATCACCGTCTGAGTCAGTCGCCGAAGTGTCTTGCTGGTTGCCATCCGCCTCACCGGTGCCGTCATCACGGTCCCGGTCCCCGGCGTCGTCCGCCCCATCGGCCGCTTCGAGTTGATCCCACGCGGCCTGTTCCGCCTGCTCCACGGCAGCGGGGTCGTTTGGGTCGAACTCGGCAGTCGATCGGTCGGTCATGCGACAACCCTATGTCGTTGACGCGATCGAACCTGCGAGCCTTGAACTACTTTATCAAGAGGGTTGCGGTAAGACGTGACGCGTCTGGTCGCGGGACCGGGCCTCTGCGCCCTGAGGTTGCAGGGACGGAGGCCATCGGTCATCATCCACGAAGGGGGGGTGTCATATGAGAATTGCCGGTCCCAGAGATCGTTGCATTATCTGTGGGCGACAAGCCGAGAGGGGTCGAGGCCGCGGTCGAGACACACGTCAGTATCTCTGCTCTCAATGTGGGCCGTTCGAGATCACCGGTACGGCGGCCGCCATGCTCCCAAGCCGCCTCGCGGAAGACCCACTCGCCATCGCCCGTGCAAGCCACTTCGTGCGTGCGCGGACCTCCGACGAGCATTGGCTGGATATAGACTCGACCATGCTGGACGAGATCGTCTCCCACCCGCTTCCAAGCCCAAGCCAGCAGTTGAACAACCTCCTGGACTGGATGAAAACCCAAGCAGGAGAACACCATTTCGCTGAGATCGACATCAGCGACACCTACGCTCTATCAGCCGTGATTGGGGCGGCGGACGTAGGCGGCGTCAAGCAACTGATTGGTCATGCGGAGGCCAAGGGTCTTGTCACAACGTCGGAGGACGGCACGCTCTTGTCGATGACGGCGAGCGGATGGGAGGTCGCGGAACCAGAAACCCCTTTGCGGGCAGATGATCCTGCGGTGGACCAGAAGGCACAGGTCCCCGAGCCCGCGCAAATGGTGGTTAAGGCTACCTGCCCGCTCTGCGGACCCGACAGATTCGCTAAGGTGGTCGCCAGCCATTCCCAGGCGGGAGACGATCAAGACGCTTATCTAGAGCGTTTTCGGATCATTCGGGATCGTATCCTGTAGCGGTGAAGTAGTTTCTGGCCTCCTGCGGCGTGACGGCATCGATGGCCAGAGCGATTGCG